TTATTTTGTAGTCCATCCAGACCATACTCCCAGACGTTTGTATCTGGTGAATAAGTTGGAATCCCCAACCGCCATAGCAAGCTGGCAAAGCCACTGATCGCCTGTGCTGTATGTTATGCAAAAACCATTACCATAAATGGTATTTCCGGTCTTGTATGGAGTGCTATATGATTCTGGTCCCCAGGCTACAAGATTGATACTGTTTATGATATTTGTATCTGCATTATCTACTACCGTTGATTTAAGAGGATTCAAAACCTTTTGAATATCATCTAAGTTGTTGCTTATTCCATTGATATTGCTATTTTGTTGAGTAATCTGATCCTGCAAATTTTTCCCGTAAGCTGCATCTAAGGCAAACTTCCCTGTCTCCGTTGTCAACCCATTATTAACCAGATACTTCACCAAGACCTGTTGGAAGGTATCAGATGTAACAACTTTTTCGACCAGGTTCTGAGCAATAACGTCCAACAGGTTCTGTACCGTGGATTTCTTGCCGACCCCTGCGCCTGTAAGATCATGAGTGTCTCCCGCTGATACACTGGCTGCGGTACCGTCAAATCCTGCTGATCCAGCCGCCTGCTCTGCGGCCTTCCTCGCCTCTTCACAGTAATACTGGGCGTTGTCCGCTTCATCCCCCTCTTCCACGCCGCCGACCGCATACCGCTTAGACTGGCCTGAAAAATATTTGGCATTGTTCTTTTCAAAGCTTTCCCCGCCAATGGCCCAGCCCTGTGCCGTACTCGCTGCCTGTTCCGCTACTCCCTTCGCCGTCTGCGCATCAAGGACATACTGCCGGATAGCAGACATTACAGTAGCTTCCAGCTTCTCAAGTGTAATTTTCCCATCCGGAATATCCGCAGATACTTCTTTTCCGTTCACACTCATTCGGATAACATCTGTACTTTTAAACGTGTATGTATCAATGAACTTGGAGAGGGAAACTGTCTGTTTGCTTCCATCTGCCAGTTCCAGGACAAAATTATCACCCTCCAGATAACAGTTAAGAGCAATCTTCTCCATGGCAGTATCCTTTTCCACTTTGCTGCCATCGAACCGGGTAAACGTCATTACGCCGCTGTTCTCATTAAACTCAAAATTGATAAACACATTGGCAAGCTCCGTCTTTTCTGCTTTATCCTTGGATAAAACCACAATGCGGTTATCCAGTTCATTGATTCCGCTTTCAATATGGTTCAGATTAACAGAATTGATCGGCGATTCAATACTGGGCTTATCTTTCCAAGTGTACGGAAAATAGCTCTTTTCCATTTCAGTTGTCCGCTGCTTCATTCTCCTAAGAATCCCCATTTTCATTGCCTCCCTTCTTTACGATCTCATCAAGCGGCCTGCCGGATTCCAAGATGGTCCCGATGGTGCTTACCTTCCTTGCCATTGCCAGCCCTGTATACTGGAGGCTGTCAACAAAATCCATCACCATCTGCATATCCTTCCGGGAATAGACCAGCAGCTTTCCTTTATTTTCTGTCATACAAATCCTCCTTTATCTGCTCAAGTTCCCTCTGCTGTGCCGCAAAAGCTCCTGCAAGCAAAGGAATGAAATTCTGGTATCTAAGTGTCATATACCCATCATCCGGCTTTCGGCCAATCAGAGGGTAGTCCAGTTCCAACTCCCGTAAAGCCTCTGCCACTTCCTGAGCGTAGAAACCAATACCCGGAAGTCCTCCCTGCTTCGTCTTATAGGTAATGGGGCGCAGCCTGGAAATCAGTTGTCCCGCTGTTTCCGGGTCAATCCGTCTTACTGCCCGTTTTAGACGTTTATCAGACCACGACTCTCCTGCAACAGAGCTGTAGATGGAGCGACAGGAAATATAGATGAATTGTGCCTCACCTAAAAAATTGGAATCCCCATCACAATTAATTTTATCTGCTTCCAAATGATTACAGTTAATCACATCCGCCCCGATCGAACTGGTATTTGCAGTACCCCGAAGTTCCATGCCTACTGCCACCAACTTACCTGCGGCATTCCACGTGAGATTCCCGTTAGCGGCACCGCCAGATCCATCTTCATTTACCCAGAAATTAGTACCTTTCAGCACGAAATGGCCTGCTTCCATTACGATTTTAGAACCGCTTTTGTTTGCCTCCAGATTGATCTTAGCCACCAGGTCCCCTGCGCTGACCTTCTGCTCAATCTGTCCGGCCATCACCTTGATGGACCCGGCAAGCTCCACCTCCTGCCCGGTCGCTCGCTTTACCTCTGCTTCAATCGCATCTGATACCACTTTCAGCTGGGCGGTTGTATTCTTCTCCACATCAGAGAGTTTTACGGATACCTCTTCCACGCTGCGCACAATAACTGCGGTCTTTCCTTTGAGCTGTATAATTTCATTGGGGATTCCAAATCTCTGCCCCTGCTGCTTTGTCCCCTTAGACTGAATGGTATCCATCATAGACTGGATCCCGCTCATGGTCCGATGCAGCACAAAGGTAGCTATTTCTGTATCGGTTGTAATTGCCCGTATGCCGTCCCCTGCCTCAATCCATGGCATGGCATACGATACAATTTTTGCTGGGCGGTATGTCTTCCCAGCAATCAGATCATAGACGGACCATGCCAACTTTGTAAGACCAGCGCTCCCCATGCCATAGGTCAAAAAATTCCCTTCTACCACATAAGCATTGCTGCCGGATCCTACCACCGCTCCGATATCTCCCTCCTCCTGCCGGATCTGGACACGGTCAATTCCATCAATGAGGTAATCCTCATATGTGATTGTCTTATAATATTCCAGATTCTCCGCAGATTGCCAGCCAGACTGGGGAAATAGGTCATTTCCCGGATACAGCGTTTCAGATGGATAGACACCCGTGTTCTGCAGGCTTATATACGCCAGTGCGCCGGTCCGGTCAAAATGGCCGAACACTCCGTTGATCTCACAGATCGCCCGCAGTACATCCCTGCCGCACAGTGTTTCAGGATCAATGGTCTTTCCGATCATCAAATCATCATTCGGCAGCTGTGTAAACCTCTGGCTCACTCCGATGTAATCACACAGACTATCCCTCAGTTCCTTGAGGGTATGTACCGAGGATTCTTCCGGATATATGGTCTGATACCATTCTGATACATCGGTATCAAATTTTTTCATGCGATCATATGCGGTTATTTTCCGCTTCCGCCGGTCTGCCTGACGGATCACACTATCCACAGTATAAATCCCATAAGCCATTGAATAATCGCCTATGGATAATGTCGCCGTAAACTCTTTCCCCTCTATGTCATCCTCTACGTCTGCTACTGTAAGCGTCAGTTTTGCAGACTCGCAGCTTCCCCAAACAATGTTATCGCCGGAGCTCAGGCTTTCGGTCAAACTCAAAGTCTCCGCACAAATGCGGTCCATCCCAATTGTAAGCCATGGGCTTCCCGCATCTGCCGGAAACAAATCACTGGAAGGGTATAAATCATTGGAGGGATACAGGGTGTCCACATTCCGATTGAAGAATGACAGCTCCAACGTTCTTACTGTCTCCTCGCAGTTATTGTCTCCCCGGAATCTCTGCTTGATTTCCTCTGCAATCTCTAACACTCCACCACCTCCCTAGTACTCAATCAACGCAATACGGATAGGGTTATACCGTATGTCTGTTCCGCTTGCATCATAATATGGGAATTGGATATCCGGTACATAAAACGTCCCTTTTGTATATGTGTTCGTTTCATCGTTCCAATACTCAACTTCCATGGTTACACGGTCAGGAAAATAGGACTGCATATCAATCTTGCTGTCCAAATGCATAAACGGCGTTGTCCACTCGATCTTGCTTCTGGTATGGGGGAGTACATTTCTATGAAGCCTTCCGTAACCATCCTGGTAAGAATCCTCGTCCTGCTTCTGGTTCGGCGTGGCATTGTAGGAGCCATGTGCAATATATTTTTCCGGAAATATGCGGCCGTCAAACTTTAACAGCCACCCCTGATATGCGGACATAATGTACTACCTCCTCATTTTTTACGCAAAGAAGCGGGACATCAAATGCCCCGCCGTATTTAATAATCCAAGGCCAGCTGCCTCCCAGTCTGCTTTCTGTACTCACCAGCCCCGGATCTCCAAAGATCTACCACATCATCTTTATTGACTCCAGGCTTTGCCAAAATTGCCCTCAACAGGTCATTCTGTTCTCGCAGCAGCTGATTCTGTTCCGTATTTGCCGCATATACGGCCGTTGCAATTCCATCCGTGATCTGGTCCTGATTTGCCACTGCAGACCTGCGGCCAAAACGTCCGATCATCTCCGGTCCTGCTTCATTGGCTATGAACAGCTCGCCGCGATCTGGGAAGCCTCCGGCTGCAAAGGTTGGAACCTTACCCAAGCTGATCTCCCCGCCTTCATAGAGGGTTTGCCCCATAATGGTAACAGGATCGATAGTAAAGGTAAGTTTCTCATTCAGCCAGCTGGCGAATTTATTCCATAATGCCTTTACCCCTTCAATAGCTGCATCAAAGGATGATTCTAGGCCATCTTTAATACCAGATGAGACTCCTTTCCAGGTTTCCACCTTAAACCATTTGGTAACATGGCTGTCCCACCAGTTCTTTACATCTGTATCCCACTGTCCCACCGTTTCCTGCCACTTTGTTTTCAGGCTGGTTTTAATGGATTCGTATAATTCGCTCCACTTCTGCAACGTAAACCATGGGGCTATATGCTCGTTGTACCACTGGTTCAGGGATTCGGTCCATTCCGGGAATGTTGCAGTAAAACCGCCTATGATTCCCTCCAGGATATACTGTCCATATATCTCCATATTTTTTGCTGGAGATGCAATACCAAAAATGGAACAGATCCCTTCTACGATCCAGTTAAACAGATCTACAATGGGTTCGCTCAAAAAAGATACCCCTGCTGCAAGACCTGCTGCAAGGCCTGCAATTATGTTTTCACCAAATTCAAGGAAATTGTCAGCCTGAAAGGCCTTATCAAAAAAGCCCTTTGCCTTTTCCAAAAGAGAAGATGAAAAATCCCAGTTAAAGAGAGTATCTCCGATCCCTTTCCAGAGTTTTGTGACCCATTCGCCACCCTGAACTGTATCAATCACAAGAGCTACAATAGCGCCAATCAAGGCTCCTATAGGGCCGCCAAGGAATGCACCTATACCTGCACCCTCTGCAATCAATAAGCCCTCTCCCATTGCGTTTAAAACGCTCTGTCCGAAATTCTCACGAATAAATATGTCAATGGCATCAATTATCTCATTTCCAATTACCTGAAGCGCAGGAAGACCCGCTGAAAATGTAACAGCGCCATTTAATACAAGCTGTAATCCTGGTAATGATATCTTAAGCTTTGCTAAAGATTCGCCTATTTTTTTTGCTATCCCTATACCAATTCCCGCAAATTTAAAGCCGAGTATAGCAGTAATCAATGCTGTTTCAATCGGTGCTGCCTCAACCAATCCAGCGTATAATTTAATACCTGCACTTATCGCATCTATAATAATACGTCCAACTTCTGCCAAGATTGTTTTCCAATCAAGACTTGCTAAAAACTGGCCAAGCTTCTGGCCGACCATGAACCAATCGGTATTTTCAAGAGCCGTTGCAAGAGCATTGAGAAGCCCAATCACAAATACAGAAAACGTACTTCCTAACGAACTGAAATCAAACGTCAAAAAGAATCCGTTGATTCCTGCTGCTATAGATAGACCAAAATCAGACCAATCAAACGTTTTTCCAAATTCAAGTCCAGCATATAGTGCGGTGTTTAAAGCAGAACCTATGGTAATCCCTACCTCACCAAACAGCTCCGGAGAAATAAGCCCATTTAAGAATCGGGCAAAGCCGCTTCCAAACCCTCTTGCTGATTCATACGCTTCATTCCAGTTGACACTGCGAAGAGAGTCTGTAATGGCAGCTCCAATATAAGCACCAACGGAATAATAGTCCCCAGCCTTAAACGCATCAATGATCTTACTGGATATCAGATCCGCCTGAGCCTGTACATTTTCCATTCCCAGATCCAAATCCTCAAGGATTCCTCCTCCGCCACCAACTCCACCGCCTCCAGATCCACGGTTGGAGCTTAAGTTGTTCAGCTCATCGAACTTGGCAAGCTGCCGGTTGAGTTCCTTGGCTGATCCCGCAGCGCTTCCCATGTTGTCTGCGATCTGCCCGGAAGATCCGGCAGCCGAATCCATGGAACCGGATACCCCTCCGGCGTTTCCGGATGCATCACCGAAAATGGCTTCTGTAAATGCCTTAAAATAGTTAGCCAATGTCTGGAGCTTCTCCAAAATCGCATTGATTACGGTAATAACCGGGGTAAATACATTGATAAGACCCTGTCCAATAGTTGCCTTTAAGGACTCAAACTGCAGCTGGAGGACCCGCACCTGATTGGCCCAGGAATTGCTTGTCCGGGCAAAGTCACCGGAAGCATCCGACAGCTGGGACATGACAAACCGGTATCGGAGCAGTACCTTCTCCTGCTCGGTCATCTTATTGGTTGTCTTTCCAAGCCCCTCATTCAGTGCGTATTGGTCAAGGGCCGTCTGAGTCATAACCACGCCCAGGTCCTTTAAGCTTTCTGTTTCTCCCGTAAAGATTGATTTCAGCTTCGTGTAAGCCTCATCCTGGGACAGATTGTAAAAGGATGCTACATCACCGGTAAGCCCCATGATCGCAGCCGACATCTCATAGCCTGCATTTCCCGCGATCCCGAAGGATTTTGCCATCGCGCCGTAGGTACCCATATACTTTTTAGCCATCGTCTCCGACAGACCAAACGATTTTGCCGCGTCTTTCGCAAAAGCGTCCACCCTGCCGGACATGGAGCCAAAGGTCACATCTACAACGTTCTGTACTTCCGCCAGATTGCTTCCCAGATCAATACAGGATTTTCCAAATGCCACGATTGCTCCAATACTTAATACCGAAGCAACCACAGCCCCTACCTTCTTCCATGATTGGGAAATCCTGGCTGTCTGACGTTCTACCCTGTCTGCTACCTGGGAAGTCTGTGCCCTTACCTTTTCCATCTGCTCCCTGTAAGGCTTCGTATATGCTTCAATGATAACCTTTAATTTCTCCAGAGTAATCCCACTTCCGTCCGTTATCCTCACCACCTTTCCTGTCTGTTTTTTCTCAACACAGGCCCTGCCTGCGCATTTCATTGTACCTTGCGGCATATTCCTTTCGGGACGCCCTTGCCCGCTCCAGCTGCTCCTTCTTTCGCTGTTCTTCCCACACCCTCTGTTCCCCGGCAAACAGCTCTGGATATACCTCCCAGGTATGGGGGATATGGATTTCATCCTTATCATCAAACAGCTTCTGCATATGGAGCCCGATCAGGGAAGCGGTCTGGAACCGGGCAGAAATACGCTCCTTCATCCGGCTCCGCTCCCTCCGTGCATAGGATTCCATCAGGTCACGGATCTCCCCGACCGAATAACACCAAAAGTCATCCGGCCGGATTCCACAGTCCAAGGCGATCGGATACAGTTCCCAGACCAGATCTGTCAGGGTTACAGGTTGATCTTTGCGTCCTCCAGCTTCTCCTGTACTTCCTCCCTCTGGTTCTCCGTAAAAAAACCGCTTACGATCAGGATATCCATGATAACATCTGCAAACAGTGTGATCTGGGTACCGCCTTCTTCCACATACTGATCGAACATGGACTGCAGGTGCTTAAGCTTTAATCCATGGCTCCACGGGATGGCAGCCATCTGGATCACAGTGAGCATGATCCCAAGAGGCGGGATATCACTGCCGCCGGTAAGAAGGGAGAGAAGGTTTGTCCTGTACTTTTCCTCCAGCTTGCAGACCTGGGCGGTTGTGAGCTTAAGCTTTAACTCATTATCCCCCACCTTCCAATACGCAAAGGGGCGTTTCCTGGTTTTGATCTCCTCTATGGTTTCTACCTTGTTTTTTCCTTCGTTCTCCAGTTCCTCATCCATACCAAATAACTGTGACATATTGCGTTTCCTCCTCTTTCTTTTATACCGGATCAGTTACTTTCAGATCACTCTGCAGCGAAATTGACAGATTGAACTCAATCACGCCATTTACTCCGCCGCCGGTCCTCTTGACCGATACCTGCCCATCAAATTCAGTTTCCGTACCATCAAGCAGTGTTTCCTTGAATGACAGCACTTCCCCGGAATTTTGGGCGGCCCTCATAACACGGTATGGGCAGTCTGCCTTTGAATTGTCATATTTGAATTTGTAAGTCAGATCCCCCGCATCACCGATCCCATTCTCATACTGATGGACTTTATCCGTAAGGCAGGTATTCTGCACCTTTTCAGGCTCAATACCCATTTCCGGGATTTCCTTCAGGCCGGGAAGGTCTTTATACTCTTCCTCAGAACCTTTCTTTTTGTATCCCAGTTTTGATCCGTTTGCCAGCATACATTTCACCTCATTTCTTATGCTGTATGGTAGACCTGTCCGGTCTCCACATCAATAACCATCTCATATCTCATCTGTTTATGCTTCATTCCGCTGGGATCATCCACATCCTGGCACTGCGTCCTCTTTAATCCCAACGCAGCGATTGCAGCATCCACAGCTACGGCAGCAGCGGAAGTACTTCTCCTGTTCCAGATATCAATCCGGTACCGCACGTACGCCTTCTGCTCTTTCATATCTGTGTACTCAATCACCCGGTTGTCTTCCTCCATGTACTGGATTGCCAGATCCTGCTCCCAGTTTTTCGGGTAACAATCCGTTACATTCTCCGATACTGCAAGCAGGGCCTGATATACCTGATCTTTTACATTAATCATTTGCTTTCCTTTCTCAGTTCTCTCGCAATATGGTTCTGCATATTACGCACAATACGCTCCTCATTATCTTTCAGGGCCGGATACATGAAGGGCTGCGCCGGCTGGCCCGTGCACTGGTAGAAACGTCCGTTCGGCGTATCCAGATAAAACCAGTGATATCTCTCCGCCGTCTCCTTATCTATCTGGCTTTCATGGATCCACCAAGGAGACTGGCTGTAAGCCGGGGAAACGGCAGGGGAAATCCCGGCATGGTCTGCCTCTCCCTTTGGGCCAGTACCAAATTCCACATACGGGGCATATGCTTTGTTGGTATATACCGTCCCTACAACCCGGTCATCCACACGCTGGACACTGGACCGGATGCTGTTCCTTAACTCCCCCTGGCTTACCGGGCAGAGCAGTTTCGCCGCTGCCTGTACGTGCTTCAGCTGATTTTTTACAATTCTCTCCATCTGCTGGTCTGCAATCTGCTCCAACGTCGCAAATTTCCGTCCTAATTCCTTGTGGCCTTCGATCATAGTTTTTCTACCTCCAGTGTGAGGAAGCGATAAGGGTAAATAGCCACTATACGGTAATCTGGCTCCTGGCTTCCCGGTACATTAAAACAAATACCATCATCCGCAGAAATCATCGGGCCTCCTTCTATCTGGTAACACACCTTTCCGGAATCAGATATCTCCCTGTACCTGCCGTCAATCCGAAGGTTCCGTATATTTGACAGCCGCTGTCCATACCTCTCGGCCTGAAGCTTTCCGCCTCCCGGCCACTCCTCTGCCCGAAATGTGCCTGCTGGGGCATATTCCACATATGAGCTTCCTTCCGGGTCTTTTTTAGGAACGGCTGCCCTGTGGCAAAACTGCTTCACCCTGCTGCGTTTTAACCTCATATCTTTTGCCTCCTACTCTTGCCAGACGGTACCGGTTCAGCACATCATAGACCTGTTTCGGGGCAGCATCAAACGTATACGATTCCCCGCCTCCGCTCCGTCCGGTCTCCCCTTCCGTCCCCATGCGGTTATAAGCAATCAGGGCCAGGTCCCGAATGGGCTTCTTTAACTCCGGAAGTACCTCCCTACGGTTTGTATAACCCAGCACAAATTCCTCCGCATCCGATAAGAGAAGGGAGAGCAATTCTTCATCGCTCTCCCCAGTCATCTTACTTAACCACGCAAGCTGGTCCATTTAATCCACTTCCTTCAATACTGCCAGAAGCTCTGCCTTTGTGAGGCTGTTTGCGCCCTCGATCCCCTTGCTTTTTGCATATTCCTTCAACTGTACTGCGCTCATCTGTTCTAAGGGAATCGTTTCTTCCTCAGGCGACTGCCCTTCCGCCTGCTGCTCCGGAATGACTTTTTTAAACCCTTCTGCCTCCAAACGGGAACACATTTCTTTCGTCCCTGCCTCTCTCTCAACATTTCCTCGGATGTATCTCATTATCCTTTCGCCTCCTTAACGTTCACCCAGATGGAATTTAACCGATTATCCAATACCCAGATATCATGGAACCGGCGGTAATTCATTTTCCATGCATCTGCGTCCTGGTTTTCATCCGGGCTAAAGATTTTCATTTTATCCTGCTTGGTGATCGCAATGGGGGTGGTTCTGGGAAGGATCATAAAATTGATCTGCTTTGCCGTTTCTCCCTTTTCGTATCCGCCTTTTTCCTGGCCTCCAGTTGTTCCATCGTTAATCTTAATGGCGGTATACATACGATTGGCCGGTGTTTCGATGATCGGCACACCGTCTACAGCCGGAACCCTGGTATTGATTCCGCCTTTTGCAAAGTCAACTGCGGAAATTTTACCGGAAAGGGCAATTTCCAGTTCCATTGTTACTTCTGAAATTGCATGAATCACCAGAGGGCCGTTGTATCCATTATCCCGGACCGCCCTGATTCCCTCTTTAATCTTGCGGAGCACAGTTCCCTCTGCCGGAGTATAGTCATACTCAACCAAAGCCCCGCTCTGGTATCCAATGGCCTGCGTAGCAAGGGCTGACAGGCGGTATGCGTCAATCTCCGGGATTACGTGTTCTCTCTGGAATGCTCCCATAACAGAGGATGCCGTTGTCACAAAATTGTTTTCGTTCACATCCATTGCATCCAGCTGGAACTTGCGGCCACGGTCCTGAGTCATTTTCCGGGTCTCGTATTCCAGCGTCACGCCGCCCTGAACATAGCCTTTGTCACGGTCATAGTTCGCCATTCCCTGTACTGTCATCTTGGGGATTTTTACCTCTGCACCACCATTGTAGATTGCCTGCCCGGCATTTGCATCCATCCAGCCTGTAACAGCGTCCTGGATCGCAATCTTGTCCAAATTGGACTGAAATAAAGTTGCAGTTGCAAGTGTATTGATTGCCATAATTCACATCATCCTTTCATAGCGTTATAAATTTCTTTCTCCAGTTCTTCCATTGGATCCCCCTGAGGCGCCTTCTTAGGTGGATTTCCACCTTTTAAGCGTTCTTCCACCGCAGCCTGTACCGCCTCCTGAAATGCCTTTTCCACAGCTAAAATGGATTGATTGCAGGAATCTGCGTCTGTGTAATTTAACACCCCTGCGAGCCCTGCAGGAAGCTTCTTTTCTGCCAGCGTATTCTTCGCCTGCGCCATCAGCTCTGACCGTGTCACAGCCGCTTCCCGGTCAGCCAACTCCTTCTCCTTTTTCTGCTGCATATACTGCGCTTTTTCCTCTTTGGTCATCTTAGCTAACTTTTCTGCCTCAGACAGCTTATCATCCGTCAGCGTCTGCCATTTCTCTTTTGCATTGGTTAAGGCAGTGTCGATTGCTTTCTGCACTCTCCGGTCAAACTCTGCCTGATAGCCGTCCTTTAACAGATCATCAAAAGAAGGCTGGTTATCTCCTCCTGATCCGTCGGTGCCTGCTCCTCCTGTCCCATCACCGCCCTCTGCTCCAGAAGTATTGCCGCCCTCTGCAAATAACTGCAGCATCATGGGAATCCGTTTTGTTTCTAATGTACGTCTTTTCATTCTTACTCCTCTCTGCCCCAGCCCATCCAGTTAAGTCCAAGCCATTGCGTAGTTTAGGCTCATTTCGGAGCATAAAAATAACACCCAGACCTCTGCCTGCGTGTCTATGACTAATTCTATGACTATCTTAAATCTTTCTATGACTTATTCAATTTTTCCGCACTTAACGCACCGCCTCACATAGCCGCCATAAGGGCCATGACGGCGGCACCAATGCTTTCTATACTGATGTTCACATCCAGGCTTTGTTCTGCAAAAGAACTGTTTCAGCCATCTTAACAATCTACTCATTGTGTGCTCCTTCCTGTTGCGACGTCGCAACGCCCATTACATGGGATAACAGATATTTTCCCACTTCTTATAGGCATCAAAGTACAGCTCATTCTTATCGCCGTTGTAAGTCAGCTCATAATACATACCATCAGATACAGGCGTACTGAGCAGAGCCTTGTGATTCTGAAGGCTCTTGCTGTACCAGACCACAAACACATCATTCACCGTCATAGTCGGAGTTGCGTCTGTCTTATCCTTCTTCTGGTTGTGATACTCTGCTACCTTGGCCTTGCAGATGTTTAAAAATTCCTGACTTCCCATTGTGATTCCTCCTTAATTTTGCGTATAAAAATACCACCGGCCATTACTGACTGGTGGTTTTTGTACTTCTATTGATTCAATTTTAAATTCCTTTTTTTCGCAAAAACTGAATTTCAGTTTCGAGAACTGACACCTTCACCTTCTCCAGATATTTCACTGCCCTTCGGCACTCTTCTTTTATTTCCAAATGTAAATCATACCCCCTTTTCAACGCCGCATATGAAAACAGAATAATGTGTTCTGCCCAATCCACATTTTCTTTTCCGGTATTAAAACACTCATTATACTCACCTACATACCCCAGCAAACCATCCAGTCCGCATTCAAGATCCGGCCACACATCAAACGCATCATCAATATAGTCTTTAATATCTTCAAGTGCTTCCATGTTTTTTCCTTTCAACTACATTTAAATGGATATTGCTGTCATGCTGCTTAAATTGTTCCAATACATTTTTACAGCTGTCACACATGGGGAAATCAGACAGCAAGTAAGCTTCTGATATTCTCCCGTCATTGCTGTCATGTAAAAATTCCATCAGCTTTGCTTCACTGTCTATACATCGATCCCAAGAACCATAAGGTGAAGAAGATGATTTTACGGGAAACGTTTTAAAAGCTCTTTCTGTTTTAGGTTTTAATAAAATCAGATCAGCAGGGTTTCCCTTATATTTTGAATACCCTCTGCTTACGGCACTCTGTATACTGCTGTTTGCGTAATACGTCTTTCCATTAAATTCGAGAGCCGCGGCATTTCCTTTCTTCCCAACACCCGATTTAAATTCATTCCTAAACTGCTGATTTTTTTCGTGTAGCCCCACAATCTTTTGGGGAGGTACACTTCCCGATACCACATCATACTGGTTAACAATCCGGTATTCATATTTAAGCGTATCCCATTTCTTTTTATCAGTATACTTTATTTTCTGGAAAGAATCCAGTGATTTTGGAATATCGTCTCCCAAAACTGCTTTGTATCTTTCATATTGTTTTCGGTCCGTGCTGTGATTTTTAACTGCTGTTTCTTTATACTCAGCCTGAGCTCTTCCCTTCACATTTTTACGATACCACTCATCATACGTCATATCCGCCGGAACCGTAATTGTTTTCCCTGTTTCCGGATCTCTGGCCCGGCGTTTCATCTGAGCCAGTTCCTCAGCAGAAATATCACAGATGGTTGTTGACCGGCACCACGGATGCATAGGAGGACAATTCTTCCCTGGCTGCTGCTCTGCAACAGGGAAGCGCTTCCCGTCCAGCCTGCGGCATTCCTCGGAGGTCTTCAAATCCAACGTAGCCACATAAATATAAGTCTCAATCCCACACTCCTCATAAGACAGCATCTCCATCTGGTTTGCAAGATTACAGGATTCCGTCCGCACCAGCCTGCGGGCATTGCTGGCTCCCTGAGCGTGCTTATTGGCAATGATATCAGCTGTTTCCCGGTCAGTGCGACCAGTTACCAAGCTTACAAGCAATTCCTGCTTCAAATCCTTTGCAAGAGCCTGCGTATTGTTCCAAATTCGTTTCGAGTAATTTTCCCCAGACCACTTACTGTTGATTACAGTCTCAATCACTTTGGGGTCAATCAGAGAAAAAGAAAATCCCATCCCTGTACGCTGCTGGATATCAAAAATGCTTTTATAATACGCCTCATTCGCCAGATCCACATAATGGCTGGTATTCCTCACTTTTTCCTGGTTATAAATCTCTTGCATAGTAAGGTCGATCTGGTTTTGAAGCTGCTGCAGACGTTCCAGCCTTGCCTGGTAAGCAGGGCTTTCCAGTTCTGCCAGCAGGTCTGCGGCTGTCTGCCCTCTTCCCGGAACCTTGAGTGCCTGTTTTAGTCCGTCAAGAGAGGTTTTATCCCCCAGTGTATTCAAAAGCCTGTATGCTTCCGCATCCGTTAAATGGTGCTTGCGTTTATATCTCTCAAAAATACGGTCCAGCTCATGGGATATATATCCGGACGCCTTCTGGTACAGCTTTGATATCTCGTCTGCTGTATCCTCTGCTGACTGCATATATTCAAACATCCGCTGCGCCTGTCGCTTCTCCCAGTATTTCAGGCTACTCATCTACATCCTCCGGATCTTCGGGCGGCGTATTGCTTCCCAGGCCAAACATGGTCTGCTGCTGTTTGACAGCTTCTTCTGCCTCCTTTTCTACTGCCGCGAGTTCCTCGTCCACATCGCCCACAAAGGGGATCTGAGAAAGCAGTGTTTTCCGGCTGACCTTCCCCCACAGATTCGCCACAATCTGACTGATCTCCAGAAGGTTCTTCGGCAACGCCCTGGTAAACGTAGGGGTGATTCCTGCTGTGTTAACTGTGATCTGCCTGCTCGTGTAAAGCCACCCTGCAAAGATCCTCAGACGTTTGCGAAGCCCTTTTTTATAATATCGGGTTTTAATCTTCGTGATATTTTCAAGCCCCAGAAGCTTAAATTCCATAGCCACACCAGAAACATTTCCCCCGAAGCTCTCATCCGTCATACAGGGAATGTGACTGAATTTGTGGATATCCTGCTCGATCGCTTTCTTAAGGATCTCTACCCCAGTCTCATCAAATGTACGGGTAAGGTACTCCGCTTTCGAATCTGCCGGAAGTTCCAGCAGCTTATCTTTCTTTATCTTGTCCTTTGCCGTGTTCCCATCCTCATCCACAGCATCCGGATCCCCCAGCAAAGCCCCATAAATGGCAAGGATGGAATCAATAAACTGCTCCTTATCAGCAATACGGTCGCTCATCAGGGCATTGTATGCGTCAATCAACGGGATCTGAAGCTCATAGTCTCCAATTGCCAGTTTATTGTTTAGATACTCAATGATCGGGATTTCCCTCAGATAATGGGGTTCCGGCTCCTCTAAAAGGGCCTGAGGGGTATCTATGGCTTCAATATTTAGTACCCATTTAAAATTTGGAGTCAGAACAGTGGCAACATAGGTTATATCCCGTTTGTCTGTATCATCTTTCCTGATATAATAATATACCGCAAAGAGCTCCCCCTGCTCGATCGTATCGTCATAAACCATGAATGTATTTTCGGGAGAAAGATTTTTCACGGCGAGGATGGTTTTATCTTCCTTGGGATAAATATATTCGTAGCATCTCCCGTAAATGGACAGATCCAAACCATTGTCCCCATCGGCCTCGTCCGCTCCGGCAGCTTCTAAAAGATCCGTCAAATCTGCAATATCCGTATCCGATTTATACGAAATTGGATTCCCAATAAAATAAGCGCTGGCTGTATCACTGATATCTTTTGCATGGTTACAGACCAGTTTATTTTTCCGGTTCTCGGACAGGATCTTATGTTCTCCTCCGTAATACTGCATCAGGACCCTAAGCTTTTCCGCCTCTCTCCGGTGCTTCATAATCAGAGTGTAAATTGCCCGTTTATCCGGGTTGCTTTCATCCCAGGCATCCCTAGGCATTGTGTATGTATACATAGTTCTCCCTCCTAATTCAGGCCATAAGAAGATTTCTTCTTTATGCGCACCCTCTTATTGTTCAGGATTGTGTAGCAAAAATACCTCACTGCATCCATAGCATGATCGTGCTGCTTCACCGGGGCATCTTCTCCCCGGTCCGTTGCTTTTGCATCCCAGATGTAGGACGCAAACTCCTTTATGGTATTGATACAGGACTGGCTGAACATGATTTTCCCCCGGTTCAACATACTCATGGTCAGCCGTATTCCGTCAGTCACCTCATTGGCTGCCTTAATCGTCTTATAACCACGTTCATTGAGTTCTGCGGCAAATGAAGTAGCTGCCGGGTCAATAATCACGCCCTGTATTGCTGTCCCATCCAGCCAAACCTCAAAATCATCCGCATAGGCAGACCCGGATTTCTGCTTTGTCTCACGCCCTGAATGGTAGTATTCACGGATACAGTACCAAACGCCATCTATACCTTTATTCCACAGAAGGAAAACCGTCGCATTCTGAGTACCATAGTCACAGCTCACATAGCGTCCTCCGTCAATCAAAAGAGGAGCTATGTCCCGTATTTTCCGGGTGTGCTTATCCGGATCAAACATATCATAGATAACGCCCTCTGCCATCGCCCAGAGCCCCATGATATACCGCTTAAAGAATACGCCGGTATACATACTCCGGTACCTGGCTTTGATTTCTTCCGATAAACTCAGGTTATCGTCCATGGTAAAGTGGACGTACAGCAGCTTTTTAAGATCCGGTTCCTTCCCGGCGGCTTTGGCTTCCTCCCGTAGCTTCGCGACCTTTTTCTCTCCCAGGTAGCCGATAGCTTTATCAATCCAGTTGATCTTAAACCAGTGATAGGGGCCATCTGGGTTGCAGTTAAACCAATATTTTGATCCAGTTACAGAACAGCGGCCGGTTGCCTGGTTCACAAAGCTCTCCGGCATCAGTGCAACCTCATCGCAAAAAAGCCCCGCCAGAGTGATACCCTGAATCAGGTCCTGACTGCGCTCGTCCTTGCCGCCGAAGATGTAAAAGTAGTTGGTAACCTGACCGCGGCTAATCTCCACCATATTGTCGGCGCGGTGGTCTGACACGCGGTACCCCCGGCTTTTTAACATCAGCTTAAGCCAAAACAGGACATTACGCCGGAAAGAGCCGATGGTCTTGCCGCACATGGCAAAGTTCTGTCCAGAGAAGGTTGACATGGCCCACATCACAAAGGATAAAGACATACAGACCGTTTTACCGGATCGGATGGCCCCATCTGCGATAATGCCGTCATAATACTTTACAGGACTGTTCGGCACCCACCAGGTAAGGATCTGCTTCTGCTTACGGGAAAAGGGCTGGAACTTGAATATCTGAACCATTGTCAGGATATTCCGCTGGCTTTTCAGTTTCTCCAGTTTCTGCTTGGTCTGGCTGATCCGCTCCTTAATCGTCATTGGAATCACCCCACAGATCTCCGGCCTCGGTATTCAGCGCCTCTAAAAATCCATCGTCCTCTATCTCAGTTTCCTGTCCTCCCAGTTTAAGGGCTGCCATATCCAGTTTCATAAGCTCGATCTCAAGACGGGCATCATCTACGCCGAAGCGGTGCAGGGAATCAATGGCAGCCTGTTTGCGGGCCTGGACACGGGTCAGAGCATCCTCTATGTTTTGGATCTGGCCAAGAACTCCAGAGTATTCACCCATATCAGTAATCTTGCCCTTTTCGATTCCAGCCTTGTATTTGGTCACCGTCATTCCAGAAGGTACATTAAGCTCATATGTACCCGCAATGCTCGATTCTGTTTCAACCTGACGCAGGTTCTCAATCCGTTTCATCATCCGGCGCTCCCTGACGGTCAGCAGCTGGATCTCCTGGAAGAGAAGCTGCTCCTTGTCATTTGGAACCGCTGCGGCCAGTTGCTTTTCTTCGGGTTCCAAGCAATCAAAAAGGAGAGTCTCAAACTCTCCCGTGGTGACTGCGTTTTTATTGCCTTCTGGGGCAGCTCCGCCATGGTTTCCAATGGCGTTTTGGTTGCCCGGTTGACCGCCCTTTGCTTTCGCAACGTTGCGTTTGCGCTTATGCAACGTTGCATTAGATTTCTCATCCCAGTTATATCGATTCTTCCAGCTCCGGATCGTCCCCACTGGAACCTCCAAAGCCTTGGAAATATCAATCAGTTTCATACCTTGCAGGAACAGCTCCTTTGCCTGCTCCTGACGTTCATCTGGTGCCCTTGCCAAGCCTCACCACCTCTCATTCGTGTTTGTTTTTTGGTATAGAAAAAGAGCCGCACGGTGGCGGCTCATACTACGTTCTGTTTTTAGCTAATCTGCGAAGGAATATTTTTTAGGTAATCTGCGAATGAGTATTCTTTTAAAAACATCTTTTGCTGATCTAGTTGTTTTTCCAACTCATGAATTTGTTCAGCATTTAATCCTAATTTTTCAAATTCTGCTTTCTCTGATATATGCATATTTTGTACTGACAATGCAATATCAATTAACCTATAAAATATTTCCCACGCGTCTTTTCTTGAAATAGAATTATCATTCAATGCACTAACATATCGATCATAATGTTTTGGAAGTGTTATATACCTTTCCCCTAACAGCATACAAGTTTTGTAGCCCAACGCATAGTACTTCCCACTTATTAAATATATAAATGGTGTTCTCACAAATAATCTTTGAACTTCCATAGTAACTTATTTCCTTTTCTTTTTATCGTATCAAAATTGAGAACAAAGAGAAGCCTCCACATTAGCAGACGCTTCTCCAGAATCGCTTAATTAGGCGTAGATCGTCTGTGACCATCAACCTTAGTTCCATCACTTCTTGTATATGATTTTACAACCACAATTTTTTTCTGCTGTGTTCCTCTAACACTTGATTTTGTCTTTGCCATATCTCTGGCTCCTTTCTTGAAACCAGAGACACCCAACTGGTAAAGTGCCTCTTTAGAGTTAACTAGTTCTTCTTAGTCGGCTCTGGCCCTGGACCCACCCAAAACCTGAAAGCTCTCTTTCCATGGTCTTTTGCATAAATCTTCTCACCGTCTCTACCAGTGATCCAAGCTCTGAAAATCCACATGAAAACACCTCCTTTCTCAAGTTTTCACTTGCAAAAGAGGTACCACTGTGATATAATCAAATCGCCAAATTAGATTATAAACCAGTTGAACAGTGGTAACACTTTCAACAAATGACCAAGTACTTTGTGTGCTTGGTTTTTTCTATGTAAAGGATTTCTCCATCACATCAATAATATTGTCTGTATTGGATAGATGCTGCAGTTATTGACATTCCGCATTTTTCAGCAATTTCTTCAATCCTCATACCTTTTACAAGATCATATGGTGCCATTAATTCCCCAGCAAAAGCATTTGCTTGCCACTCGGGATTCATGTATGCAGGCACTGTACCTCTGGCAAATGTAACACGTTCCGGGAAATGTATCAAATAATGCCCTAATTCATGACATAATGTAAAACGGTCTCTTGGATTACCTTTAATCGCACCTTCATAAACATCTTCTCGTATTTTCATTGTTTCCGTACCTGGATTCGTCACACCATACGCTTGTGGCATATCGGAAATTGAAACTATTTCAAGCTCTAGCCCAAGTCGTCCCAAAACCCATTCTATAAACTGCACTATCGGAAAATATAAAACCTGCTCTAAACCAAACATTTCCCTAAATTCTTTTACCAATCCCCTAATATCTTTCCTAGACATAGGTGCTACAGAAAAATTCCCCAAACATCATCATCTCCTATTCTTGATTTCTCTTCAACCAGTTACTTAGTTCCTTCTTTTTATCCTCATCCCACGATTCCATTGCTCGTGCAAAAGAGATCATCATATCTCTATCAGATGCCCTAAACGTTGACATATCAATACTTTTCTGATTTCTGGCCTCGAACATAACTTTATCTAGCTCTTTTATTTCACCATCATTCAAATTGTATTCATTGATAAGGATATTTCTCCATTCTTCCGGAGGTTTACCTTTTCCGTTCTCCACTTTTGATAGAAATGCTGATGATACACCTAACTGGTTCGCCATATCGTAAAGCAGTTTATTATTGTCAATTCTTATCTTCCGACAAAACTTGCCAAAACTATTTAACATGACTTCATCCTCCTATTCCTTCCTCCGTTTAAGGTGATCACCCTTGCCTATATTATTAACTAAAATAGTTAATTTGTCAATCTCTTTTTGTAAATTTATTTTATTCAAAAAGAAAAATCCCTACCGAAGCAGGAACCCATACAAAGGAGAAAATACAAAATGGTTTATCCATCCAAACGGATCCTCCAGGAATCGAACCTGGGACACAGTGGTTAACAGCCACCTGCTCTACCGACTGAGCTAAGGATCCGAAGAAGGGGGGCGTCCAGCCCTGGGATGGAACCAGAGCCAGACGAACCGACCACCCGGCTGTAACACCTGGCGGCCGACATTTCGGTAAGTATGAAAGCCGCCGGCTGTATGCCTTTGGCTTCATGGTACACTATAACATTTTGAAGTGGGACATCCAGGACAAATGGGACAAATTTTAAGCCACTTCCAAAAATCTCTGAAATTCTTTTTTAACGCTCTCTCCCGTTGCCCTTCTTCCCATTCGCATTGCAACCTGTTCCCAAGTCATATCCTCGAACACTCTGTACCTGATTATCCGCTGCATCCTGGGTGAAACTGTATTGAGCCATGCTTCCACCTGACGTTTAATCTTCTCTGCGTTCCGGATCCGCTCCTCCAGTAACTTCTCCATACGGTCCAGCTCATCCGGATCCTTAACAGCTGCATATCCAAGCCCCTCCAGATGATAGGTCTGTAACGTGTAAGGGAACTCATGTGCGGAGCCCTTAACACTGTCCTGCTGGATCTGGCTGCGGCGCTTCCTCAGCTTCCGGATCTCATCCTTGGTGTCCTTAATCAGCTCGCAGGCATCTATGTACTGCTCTAATATCTGCTTGTCCAACGGTATCACCTCCTCGCCCTCAAAATCCTCTGTCTGGCCTCATCCATCCGCCCACATTTCTGCCTCTACCCGGACAATCAGGTACCGCTTCTGGTACAGGATTCCCATGTCGCTGTACTTGTCGACCTGAGGCCTGCACTTCCATCCAAATCTCTTTTGCAGCTCAATGCCGCTGTACCGCCCCACAAGTTTCCCGCAATCGTACAGGTCATAATATACTGGCCCCGGCATAACATCACCTCCAAATCATCAGCACCGCCATCAGAGAGACCCATACCATCAGGTAATCCTTGCGGTCAATGTTGTGCCGTATCAGATAGACCGTCCCTGTTATGACCCACAGAATAATTACCACGCCCTTAAGTACATTCACGGCCATACCCTCCCTGTCTTTTCGTCTCTTAACCTGATCGTGTCCTCCACATGGTAGCCCATACACTTCGCAGTAAAGAGCATCATGCGGACAGCCTTGCGGTAATCTTCTGGCGGCCTGTCTGCCTCCCGGATCGCAGCTCCTGCGGCCGGATCCGGATATCCTTCATGATTCTTGTACATTATGTTTTCTCCTCTAAATGTCAATTTAACTCGACTTTAATTCGTTTTAACTTGATACAACAACTACTTGTTTAATACCACAACTGTTTACTACAACTAACGTCTTAATCTTCCCAACTAAATTTTTCATGCCATATCTGCTTTTCTGGAAGCTGTTCAAAGGATTCCCGGCATATTTTTGCCGCTCCTTTCCATCTGTGACCCGGCCTCATATCTCCCAAAACCGAACAGGTGCAGTAATCATCCAGATCAAGCAGCTTATCACATCTACTGCACTGATACGCTCTCATTCTCTCTCCTCCCAATCCTCACAGCAGTGGTCGTAATCCGTCCAGTCTGTGCAGTAATCACTCTCACCATTTACGCATACCCAGCTGTCTGAAATATCTTCATGGCTGTGCCATCTGCAAGTTCCACAGCATTTTCTCATTTGGTCTTTCCCTCCTTCCGGTACGGCTCCGGCAGCGGCATCCAGGCGGTCACATTAGGATCATCCCAATCAGGATACCCCTCTATAAACCATTCACCGTCCGAACAAAGATTGCCAAGCTCTATTGCATCGCTGAAAGTAATACAGCTATAAAGTCCACTTACTGTCAGCAGCACAATAGTATCCTCTTCCGGCAGTCTCTCCTCCACGGGAATCCAGCGGTGCTTGCACTGCTCCTCATTCAGTTCTTTCAGCATATTTCCCTGCTCATCTTTCTGTGTTAATCTCTTCATTCTCGCTTTCCTCCTCCCACTCAAGTGCCTCACCGCATATCTGGCAGTATTTCTGCCCCGGCTCAATCCTCTCATTCTCACATACCGGGCACATAAACATTTCTTTGCCCTGCATCCATATCTTAGCCATATCTATTTTCCTTTCTGCAATGCCTTCAAAAACTCCACCAGCTCCGTCTCGCTGTCTGGGTACCGGCTGTACGTTTCATGGCGCTGCCATCTTCCATAGGCCCCAGATGGATGTTTCTCTGGCTCCGGTCCTCCAACCAGATGAAGGTATGAGGATTCATAATCCTGCCCAATAAACTCATTATGATTGGTGTAGACCTCTGCGATCAACCTTGCCCCGTTATCAAAATCATACTTGTAGTACCTGGCGCCAATATGCTCATCTGCATACCATAGCCCCCATGACCTATAATCTCTCAGCCAGGCCTTGCGCTGGTCATTATTCTTCATCAGCGGAAGCTCCGGCTGTTCAGGTTCTTCCGGCTCCGGCATTTCCAGGTCACACAGCATCCCCGCAAGGGCTGCCACCAGTATTTTCTTCTTCCGGAGCAGCTTTGGCGGAAGCTCTTCCACTGCATTGACCTTCACCATTTCATCCAGGAGTGCCTTTTCCTTTTCCAGCATCTCCCGGAGCAGTTCCAAGTCTGTAAGCTCAGTATCTTCCTCTGGTTGCGACGTCGCAACACTCTCAGATTCTTCCCCGCTGCCATTTTCGCAGCAGATTTCCTCATTCTGCTGCATATTCGCAGCATCCTCTAATGCTATGACATTCCACATAGACTGAATGGATGCACACAGATAGAACCATTCTGTATTTCCGAGGCATTTTCCTGTGCCGTCCCATATCTGGATATAATCCGAAAACAGATTGATATGCGCTGTGCCATCCTGAGCAGGATCGTTGAAATACCACGTTTCCTTAAAACGCTGTTTTAACTGCTTTTCTGATTCTGTCACCAGCATGACACGATTTTTGTAGTCTTCCCGAAACCAGTCCCTAAAATGTCCAATCAAAAACCGTGCAAAGGCATTGCAGTACGATTTTCGGGTAGTATAGTTCATCTTCTCTGAGTTCTCTTTTTCTGGCTCTTCCGGCCGTGTTTCCGACGCAACGCTCTCCACCGGCAGAGGCTCTACTTCTGGCATAAGGTCCTCCACGGATATCTCACAGCTCTGTACGGATGTCCTTTCTGGTTCCGGCGTCACATCCACTGTGTCCATAGTATTCTCCGGCTCAATCCCCGGAAAGTCTGCAATGCTGATCTGTCCGGGTAGCTCCACATACGGGATTTCCTTAGGCTTCTTCATGGCCCGTATCTGCTGTACCGTCATATCCGGAGTTACCTGCTCCAGCTGCTCATCGTCCAGATCCAGCATCTCCTGAAGCTGCGATTTGCCGAAATCTTTGTACCGATCATCTAGTATGGGGCTGCATCCACATTTTGAAAACCGGATGCACCGTTCTATATGACGTTTGGTGTTCGATCTATGGAATCCAAACTGGTCAGCAGCATACTCGTTGATGTTGCTGTATCCTCCCTCACGGAACAATTCCCTGTCCCGTACATACATCAGCCAATAGCCGATGGAGATTGCGCTTTGAACGGTTGTTTTAAGATCTGCCCATATGTACCGCCCGATCTCATCCAGTGGGATCTCCATCTGGTACCACTCCGGGCCTGTATGGTCAATGGTTCCTGTCTCAGGAACCATGGTATTCTCATCTTCCATCTGTCTCCCCCTCTCTCAAAAACTCCCTCGTCCGCTCCATCATGATCGCATCATAGTCCACATCCCTTTGTTCAAAGTTGTGGAACCGGTTGGACGATGGACCGGGAGTCTTTTCGCAGGCAGGTTTCCCCTCTGTCGGGTTCCGGTAGTTCCCATCCAGCACCTTTGCCATATTGGCATCAGCAATCAGCCAGTCAAACGTAGCTGACCAGTTCCTGCGGTTTTTGCCCTTCAAAAAGTCACTTTCCTCCGCAGTCTCAAAAAGCCGACGGAAGTCCTCAACGGTATATCCTGCCCTCAGTCTCGCACGGATCGCCTTCTTCCTCGCTTCCGACAGCTTCACCAGGCGGGGATACGACCCGCAAACGGAATTATATAATTCTCGAATCGTGGTGATCTGGGAGGAAAAGTCGTCCGGCTTTTCTGGTACCTCTTCAGAGGTACTCTTTTTATTTTGTTTTTGTTTATGTTTATATATGTCTGCGCTTTGTACTTCGCTTTCTACTACTGGAAATACTTCGCTTTTTACTTCGCTATATACTTCGCTTTTTACTACGTTTTTGAAAGTGAAATACACCATTTTGTATTTATTAGGGCTTCCTTTTCTGCCCTTCTGGTAGATGATACGGCCAGCCTTTATGAGTTCGTCCCTCGCCTTGATGAATGTGGCTTCTCGACCCATTGACATGGCTGCCATCAATCTCAGGTTATCTACTATAACCCACTCGCTCCACCCGCTCCGGTTGAAATAGTTCATCATCTTGTACCATAACAACTGCGACGGGATCGGTAAGTAGTTAGTTTCGAGCCATCGTTCGAAGGCTATGATCTCTGCCAGATAATTGATCTCCATGTAGGCTGTCACCTACCTCTCTTTCGCTTTTAATTCCCTCCAGGCCTGAGCGTCCCTGTATAACTCTATCCAGTCCACGAACCGCATCGTCACTAACCATTCGCACCGGTCTTTCCGATGGAATACCGCCGGAAGAAGCCCCTTAGCGGCGTCTCTGACTGCCTGTGATACCGCATCCAGAAGGTTCAGCTTCTCTACCCGTTTACACTCTATATGGATACCCGGGAGCCCTACCACGTCCGCATCACCGGAGGCCCCGCAGTACTGCTGCCCCCTGCGGCAGTCATAACCGTACTCCCTCAAAAGCCCTGCCAGCTCACGCTCCCCGCGCTTGCCTTTCTCTCTCTGTGATTTTCCCATGCTGTTACCTTTCAAAAAGGGGCGGCGGTCAAAAGGTACAAACCCGGCCGCCCCGGCCAACACCTCTGGTCATTTAATACCGTGACATATCAAATCCCACCAAAAGGCTGCACTGCTTATCCTATGATTGTAATATGGTCTCTTACATTTGGCTGCATATGGGACACTGCCTGCGCCAGATATGCCTTGATATTTGCTACTGCCTCATTCCTCCAGAGGCCGTTCTGTGCCTCCTGGAGCATAAAGGTAGGCTCTCCCTTGTCCCCTACACGGAATACGAACGCACTGGCAGGCTGTCCCACCTCCTGGAAGGTACGGTACGGGACCAGTGTCACCGGGTTCGGCACCTTCACATCTGCCTTTGCTGCTGCACCTACCGTCATAACAGCCACCTGAGAAATTCCATCATCTGCATAGCTCTGATCGTTCTTTCGTTCCACATTCCCGGCCATCTTCTGGACCAGTTCCAGATCCTCACTGGACTGGAAATTGGCCTGCAGCTCGATCATGAATGCCTCCTGATCGTACCAGTGGCCGAAACGGAACTCATTTACCTCTGCATTTACCTCAAACAGGCACTCTCTTGTACGCTCTGCATCCAGCGCAGAGATCAGACGCACCCGCTTGGGATTTACGATATGGATAATCATATCCGTATCCTTCGGGAACTCCTCATAGCAGGCCCCGATGTAGTCAAGAAGGGCGGTAAGGCTGGAAGCCTCCAGCGCCGTCGCCTTGTCTGTGCTATCATAACGCTCTAAGCTCTTGTTGGCGTATGTATGTCCGCAGATCTCAATAACCTCGGTCTTCTCGTTTTCTCTTGCCAGCCCTTCAACGTGCTCTAATGCATCCTTTAATCCTTCTAACATGGTTTTGTCCTCCTTATTCTTCTATGTTTCTTGCTTCATAACAGTCGCAGCAGTCCTGAGACATCGTATAGTCTCCGTACCCTTCCGACTCCTCACAGTCACAGATGAAATCCACATCATCATCTCGCAGATGATACCTGCAGGTTCCACAGCATTTCTTTTCTGATGCCATTTCTCTCTCCTTATCTTCCGTATGCCTGTCTTAAGTCAATCGGCCCGGCCTGTACCGGCTCTTCAAAAATCTCCCCTGTTTCCGGGTCAAACTCCGGTTCCTGCCGGACATCCGTATAGGCTGCCGAAGGTGTCTCCCTTATGGCGGTTACCTGCGGAAGTCCGCTTCCCGGCTCCGACATACTGATCCGGCCAGTCCGGCCATCCTGGCCTACCAGGAATACGGTCTCAGATTTTTTGAATCCTGCCAGCTTGGTGCTGACTGAGAAATCAACCTTCAGGTTTCCACGGCCAGCAGGCTTGAATTTAATGTTTACCGCCATTCCCCGGACGGCTTCCGGATCCGTATTGGGATCCATGATGTTGCGTCCGATCTGGGTCAGGGCCATCTGGAACTTTTCTGCCAGCTCCCCGTTCGCTATCGTATCAAACGTGATTGCCATATGCTGTTCTCACCTCCTTCCTTATCCAAAGAATGCACTGGCAGCATCCTGAGGCTGTGGCGCCGGCTGGGATGCTGGCTCAGGAGCAGAAGGCCGCACAGGCTCTGACTGCTCTATTGCCTTCTGCGGCTGAAGCTCAATAATATCGCCTGCTGTGTAATCTGGATCAACCGCTCCGACTTCCTCTGCCACATACATTCCTGCAAACGTCTTTGGAAATGCCTCGCGGAGAGCCTGCACAACCGCAACTTTCCGGATCATGGTTGCAGGCTTTTTCGACCACTGGGAATTCAGGCTTCCATCCTTCTTCCGTCCCGCATATTCATCAAAAGCAACTTCAATGCGGAAGCTGTGACCCCTGTCCTTGCGGAATACTTCTGCATATCCCCCGACCAGTTTCTCACCATCCAGTTTCAGAGTTCCCTGACGGTAAATGATCTCCTCTGTCTCTTCCTGCTGGACGATAATACCGGCCTCCATGCCGTCATAGTTTTCGTTGGATTCTGCCCGCTTAAAATATGCATCTTTACCTACAACCAAAGTCGCTGGCTCGTTTCCATACTTAATGCAGTACGCTTCACGGAGCCAGGGATTCAGGCCGGTAAAACGGCACAGGTTGATGAACATCGCCACTTCCTGATCGGATACCCGATCCTTGTCCCCACTTACCAGATAATTTTTTACGGTTCCGGGGGTAAGCGTTACCTCCATCCCGTTTGCCATGTATTTTGTTACCTCTACCTTTTGTACGGGCTTCTTTGCCAGACTGTTATTTACTGCCATGATTCCTTTACCTCCTTAATTCTTCGGCACCGGCTCAAACCGGATGCCGTTATCGTTTAAAAATGCCTTAAGTTTCATCAGCTGCGCCATGGTGGCATATACCCGGAAGTCGATCACATTGACCGGCTCCTCTACGGTTTCCATCTTCTGGGGCATTTCCTTAGGTGGCTCCGGTTCGGTTGCTCTTCCGGCCTGCATAACCCGGTCGACCTCTGCCTTTCGGGCGGCCTCACGTTCTGCCTTCCGGCGTTCCTGCTCCTCCATGTACAGGCGCCGGTTCTCCGCTTCCGCCTCCAGCTGGTTCCGTTTTGCCATGGCGGCGCCGATATCATAGGTCTGTAAAAATACCTGCTTCATATCCCCAGCATAAGGGCTGTCCACCTCATTCAGGATCGCCAGACCCTCATCTACCTTCTGGATCAGTGCAAGGATCTCCTCTTTGATGGACTTCATGGTAGTGGATGCATTGGCATACTGGGGCTTCATCACCCGGTCAAAGGGGAGGCACTGGCCGATATCATGGATATTGGCCTCATAGAACTCCTTGATCTTTGCCGTCTTTTCTTCCCTCTGGCGGCTCTCATAATCCTTGATCTGAGTATCAATCTTATCAATGGCACCCTGGACGATCCCGGTCAGCTCCTTGATCTGCTCACCAAACAGCTCATCCGGCTCCAGCAGCTTCTTGCGGATCGCAGTCCGCTCTCCCTTCACGGCCTCTACAAACTTATTCAGCGTGACCCGGTCGGCCTTGGCTGCCTTGATGGTTTCATCTGTGTAGACGGTTGCTGCATATTCCTTAGCTTTGGCTGTAACCTCTTCCTTCAGCTCCTCGAAATTCCATTCGATCTTCTTTAAATATCCGCCTTCCTGCGGATTATAGATTTTTAATTCCATACGTTCCTCCTCTGCCTTTATATCGTCGGGAGAAGCAAATCCGGCCTGTGGCCTTCCACTACGCAAGTCCAGAAACGCTGTTCTGCTTCCACCAGATACCGGATATCCTCCTCAATGTCCTTTCTTTCGATGAAATAGTGCTTGACTGTAATCCGCAGTTCCCCATGCCATTCGCTCTTAAGCTGGGCTTTCAAAACTGCAAAATCATACTCTGTCACTGCCAGATAATGGAGCACCTGGCAATAATAATTGTCCGGTATCTTACCATTCCATTTTTCACGCTGCATACTCTGTAGAATATTAGTGGTCTTGATTTCCAGTATCCCGCGCCGTCCCTGCTCATCCACCAGCTCACCATCCAAAGAAGCATGCATCCACGGGTACCGGTCGTTGATGAACATATTATCTTCATCGTAGAATACCTGATATTCCGGGAAATCCATGGAGAATAGTGCCCGTAGATGTTTTTCTGCTTCTGTGCCGTACCGGACATAATCCTTATCTGAAATATCCTCCGGCATCACCAGCCCCATCTTTTCTTCCCACAGCTGCACGTTGTCTTTGTACGGGTTCATACCTACACAGGCACTGGCATCCGACCCGCCGATATGGTTCTTCCGGCCCTTAAGCCATTCCTCCCGGCTGGCAAATATATGCTTAGTGACTGCCATCCGCAGCACCCTCCCTCCTCATAATCTTTCCGCAGTTCGGACATGGTGTGATCTCCCCAAGGAGGGACCACATCCAGACACCACAGGAGCAGGCCAGGAAGTAAAACGGGGATGTAATCCTGACCTGGCTGCCGGGGTATGTAGTGGGGCGGGTCATTTGGACAGCCTTTCCAGGCATTTCTCCTTAGCTGCTTCACCTACGATACGAGCTAATTCTGTCAATACATGAACAGCACCCAAATCATCAACAGCCATACTGCTAACTGCATCCACCATACTTTTGGCAAGACATTTAGTAAGGTCATCTGAGGATATGTTTTCTCTCTCACCTATGCAGATCACCGTTGTGTCCACTCCATTCTTCTCCTTATTGCCTGTCAGACAGATTGCAAAAGCAATCTCGCTTTCAACTGTTTTTTTGATTCCCTCATATAAAATTGTTGTGTTTACCATTGATTTTTCTCCTGTTCTCCCTCATAATAGAGGGTGTTGATTTTTAGTTTCTGGGCCTGCCACAGCTGCAACTGTGCAGGTCCTTTTTCTTCCTGTAACTCAGGCACGGGTACATCCTGCTCCGCTCTATACACCGGTTCTTATTACGGCAAGTACCGCAAGCATCCTTCTTCATCCTTCCTCACCTCCTCTCACAGTGTTATCATCCCGGAAGCCACCAACAGCAGCACCGTCTCCGCGCCCAACAGGAACGCCATCACGGTAGACAGCCTGCCAAACATCCGCACATCCTTATGGCTCTGTCTGAGCTGCTCTCCGGCGATCTGGCCCAGCTTGAGGATCTGCTGTTCCTCCTCCCGAGTGACTACAATGCCCTCCACTGGGGCCTCATATTTAATTGCTTCTGGTTGCATGATTCCCTCCTATAAAATCGTATTTCTCTGCTCCTGCGGCACGTCCAGTACGTTGCAGATCGCCCAGAGATCATTCAGCCGGAACGTTCCGGGATTCCGTTTTCGTTGGACGAATGTCCCCGGATTGATGCCTGCCGCCTTGGCTACCATCGCATCGGTCATGCCCTTACGCTGCTTATGCTCTGCGATAATAGCCTTAATGTTATCACTCCGCTGCCTGCTATAGGCCATGTACTCCCTTGCTGTCATGGGTGATACCTCCTCTCTTAATCTTTAAACTTCCTTGCCATTTCCTCTTTTCTGCCCTATACTTTGTTTATAATTTTAATTTTAAAAAACACAAAAGAGGTAAATATGACTTACAAACAAAAGCAATTATTAAAAACTATAGCTATCTTAACTGATCGAACAGAGCAGACTTTTTTCTACGATCCTGATAATCAGTGTTTCTCCCTATATGACACAGATAAAAACATTAATGCACGAATTTTTTCAGGTCAAATATCTGGAATGGTAAATGACTTAGAATCAAAAAAATATATTAAATTCCTGCCGACTTACGGTGCTGATTACCAAAATATGTGCCTGACATATAAGGGGTTGCATTATTGGTACTTTACATTTGAAAAAATGGTAAGCTTCCTTTTCAAATCTGTGGTTGTCCCTATTGTGGTTTCTGTAATAACTACAGTCATCACCCTTTATATAAAAGGGTAACTACAATGGAAGTAATCATACTCAGGAAAATTGTCCACAACATATGCGTTATTTTCCTATTCTGTTCTTCGATTCGTTTTTGTGCTCGCTCATGTTCTTCTTCCCAATTGTAGGACATTATATTCTCACCTCCCATCCTCAGTCTCCCTTAGTAGTTCCTCTACCTTACGCTATCCCTAAATTCATCTGAGAATTCGCTTCGTTAATCAGTTCCTCTAAATAAGTGGGAACCTCATAGCAGTCAATCAGCTCATGGGCGTCTGCTATGTACTTCCGTTTCAGCGCTTTGTATGACTGGGGCCGACCGCTGTCATCATAGATACCGAACTCTCTCTTAACCTGATCGTAAATATCTCGATACACCTTGGAGCGGATTTCTGTATCCTTATAAGCTTCCGACTGCTTTCCCCCTAATACGGACACGCCTTTGCGTTTTACATGACTGGACAGCTCATCCGCTTCGGAGCCGTACAGAGGAATGTCATATTCCAGTCTGTCCATGCGCTGTTCCATCTTCACCTGCTTCTGATCGATCATCAGGATGGCTTTCATTTCAGTGGACATATTAGGCATCTCATAGGAGCCTGTCTTGCGGAGCGTTGGAAGAACCTCGGAAGTTACCCAACGCTTGAATTTCTTAGCATTTGGCATCTTACTGGAAAGAATGAGGCTGTAAAGACCTGATTCGTTGATACATACAGGATTTTGTTCTCTTCCGATGGAGTCACGAATCGTTACCCCATCCGTTTTGTCCTCTTCATCTACATGGTCAATAATCGCTTTACGTGGATTTGAGTAGCCCAAAATCTCTGTTACATCCTTACCGACAAAATAAATTTCTCCATCAATCTCGACCGTTCTGATCTGACCGAACTCCTCATTGCTAAAAATCTGTAACTCGTGCATTTTATGTGCCTCCTTCCTAAACTTTAAACCCTAGTGGATTTTACATTTCTGTGCTACAATCTCACATATAAATTACAAAGGAGACTATAGAAATGTTATCTACCATTGCCACTACCTCATCAGCCATTCCTCAAACCACTTCATTTTTTTCTTCCCTGTCCCCATCTGACTGGATTCAGATATGCGGAATTATTGTTTCTACCGCTGCAAGCATAGTTGCAATTGTTATATCCATACTTACATTGCGACAAAATAATAAAATAATTGAAGAAGCCAATCGGCCTACTATTTCTATCTATTTTGACTACTCTCACATGGGGCAACCTACCGGATACTTTATAATCAAAAATTTTGGAGCATCAGCAGCAACTATTCTTTCAATAACCTACAGCGATTCCATCAAGAATCACCCTACTAATCTAGCCAATTTACCTGCCATATTTAATAGCCTTATTGGAAATACCATTGCCCCTAACCAAAAAATTCTGGCTCCATTCAAGTTGTATGAATATAACGGCGGATTAGCTGTTTTTGATATTGTATACAAATCAATAACTCACACTTACACTGAACATTTTGTCATTGATGTAGAAAAATATGGAAAATTGGTTAAACCACGAATAGCATCAAATGAGATAAAGAACGTTTCCTATCCCCTTCAAGAAATCGCGGAACGAATTATGTGATTATGCGAGCACCACTAATAAAATCTGTGTTGTTGCATTTAAAAATACTGCCCCTATAAGGCAATAACACATACCGTCAATATCTCGGCACTTTGTTTTCACTGCGATATATAATCCTTTAAAAAAGAACACAATGCCTGTAACAAAGAAAACTATTAGAATTACAAGAACCATATATCCTGGTATTATATTCTCACCCCTTTTAATGTAGTATCTTTAAAAGTTACTTTTTGGCAAAAAAAATTGCTGCTGGATCTTCAATATGAAGTTCATCTATCATAATCTGAATTTCATCACTCCCAAAAACACCTATCTTCATTTTTTCATAAAATGTTTTTGGAGTTATACCAATTTTTAATGCCACATCTGATTGAGAGAGACCGTTCTTGGCTATAATCCCTCTCAATTCATCTGTTCTTATCACCGCACATCACCTCCTTGGTAACTTTTTAAGATACTTATATGATACCACATTTTTGTAACTTGTCAAGATATTTTTTATTGCTTTTATAACATTTTTGTGCTATTATAAAGTTACTTCAAAGGAGGATTCTGTATGACAGTCGGAAAACGATTAAAACAGTTACGAGAACAGGCTGGCATAAGTCAAGTTGATTTTGCTAGTAAAATTAATGTATCAAAGCAAAGCCTATATAAATATGAAAATGATATTATCACCAATATTCCATCAGATAAAATAGAAGATGCTGCTAGAGTATTAAATGTTTCCCCTGCATATCTTATGGGCTGGATAAAATACGATGAATCTTTCTCCGGCAAAGAAGCGTCCGATGAAAAAGTAATCAAACTTGCGCAGAACCTTCTAAAATTCCATGGGAAACCCAATAAACTCATGGAAAACTATGAGCAACTTTCCGATATTAACAAAAAGAAAGTTATTGATTACTCTGACAGTCTTTTAAAAGCCCAAAAAATGGAGGAGGAACAGGGTTATCTATATACTGGCTCTCTGGAAGCTAATACTATAGTAGAATTTCACCCTAAACCAAAGAGCAAAATTCTTGTCCTCCCCTACTTCCGGGCCGGAGTATCTGCCGGAACAGGAATCTTCATATTGGGAAATGAAGCCGAAGATGATATCGAACTCCCAGCACTTCCAGAATATGAATCAGCCGACTTTGCCATCGACGTAAACGGCGACAGCATGGAACCGGATTTTTCCCATGAGGATATTGCACTGGTGCAACGGGACGCAGAAATGCACATCGGTGATATTGGCGTATTTGTAGTAAATGGGAATGCCTTTATCAAAGAATTAGGGGAAAAAGAACTGATTTCCAGAAATAAGAATTATAAAAATATCCCCATACATGAAGGGGATAATGTAGTCTGCATGGGAAAGGTGATCGGGAAAGTGATGTATTAAAATAGCCTATGGCGTTTTAATAAAAATCAACAGAAAAGAGGAAATAGGTATGAGTATGATTAAGTGTCCTGAATGTGGTAAAGAAATTAGCGAAAAAGCAAAATCTTGTCCAAATTGTGGACACCCACACCCTAAAAAACAAGGTAATTACCGAATTTTTAATATACTACTATTGATATTCGGAGTATTAATGGCATTTGCAGTCTTAAGAAGTGCCGGAGGAATTCAGCAAAATATCAATGCCGCGATAATCAGTTGGTGCTTAATTCTGGGAAGCATATCTTTCCTAATAGCATTCAAAAAAATAAATAAGGCCTTAATATTACTTTCCTCTCTTTTTTATGCATTGTCCTTTATGGTTGCTTTACATTCACTTCAAATTGCCCCTGCATATCTTATATTAGAAGCTGCCATTGGTCTTGTACTTATTAATAATATTGCTTTTGCAAAAAAGAACGGAATGATCTAAAATATGAAAAACCGCCCAGTGCTACCGACACTGAACGGCTTTAAATAAATTTTCTGTACAGGCCACGGAGGCCAATACAATATAGCTTGAACACCTACATTGTACCATACCTCCTTACACCTGTACAGGTGTATTTTTTATACCCATTTTTAAGGAGGAATGATATATGGCAACTGCAAAGAAACTTCCGTCCGGCTCATGGCGCTGTCTGGCCTACAGCCACACGGAACGGATATATGATGAAAAAAACCAGAAATGGAAAAATAAACGGATCTATGAATCTTTTACTGATGACGACCCCAGTCCGGCAGGACGGAAACGGGCTGAGCTGGCTGCTGCACAGTTTCAGGCGTCCAAAACACCTGACAAGATCCGGAAACGGCAGGATTATGGAAAGCTCACATTATCCCAGGCAATCGACAAATATATTGAATCCAGAGAGAACCTGAACCGTTCTCCCACTACGCTCCAAGACTATCGGTGCATCCAGAAGAATGCTTTTCCTGATCTGATGGATACTCCCATCAAAGATATTGATATAACAATCCTTCAGGAAGCTCTAAGCGCAGAAGCCCGCAGACCGGCCAACAGCCCCTCTAAAAAGGGTAAACCCATATCTGCCAAGCGTGTACGCAATGAGTGGGGCCTGATCCGCCCTGTGCTGAACAAATACGGTGTAAATGAGCTCGACTTCGAACAGATAGAACTCCCCACTGTTACACCCCGACTGGTGGAACTTCCGCCGGCAAAAACCGTCCTGAACATCATTAAGGGGACTGATATCGAATTACCTGTATTGCTGGCTGCCTGGCTGTCCTTCTCCATGTCTGAGGTCCGAGGGCTGACAAAATCCAAGTCTATCTCAGGAAACTACATTACAATCCATGAGGTGGTTGTAGACATTAACAATAAGCCAGTACGGAAAGAACTGGCTAAAAACCCAACACGTAACCGCCGCTTACAGATCCCGCCATACATACAGAATCTAATCAACCAGGTAGATGGTGATGTGCTTGTACCTATGAGCGGCAGGGCGCTGTATCACCGTTGGATTAAGCTTCAGCATGATAATGGGATGTCCCCCATCACATTCCATGACCTCCGGCATCTTAACGCCTCTGTTATGGCTCTGCTCAGGATTCCGGACAAATATGCCCAGGAGCGCGGCGGATGGAAAACCGATGAGGTAATGAAAAGGATCTATACACAGACTTTCTCAGATGAGCGTGTGCGCGTTGACAATACCATAGATAACTACTTTGAAAGCATTGTAAATTCGGAGAAGTCCTCTGCAAATGATAAAGAAAATCTATCACCGGAAGAGCTCATAAAACTCTTTAAAGAACGCAATCCGGATGGCTGGTATAAGGTTTTAGAAAATGCCATGCAACACGAAATGCAACATGACACGAAAAAAGCCCGGTAAAACCGGGCAAAATTAAAAGCGCGAGACGGGATTCGAACCCGCGGCCCCCACCTTGGCAAGGTGGTGCTC